CTATTCAAAAAGTTTGTCAATCTATTGCAAACTTCAACGTTGAAGCTATCACTGGTCCTCTTCCGAATCCAACTCCAGCTCAAATTAAAATGGTTGAGAAGCAAGAAGAAAAGAAAGAACTATTAACGGAAGTTTGTGGCGAAGAAAATGCCAATCTCATTAAAGCTAAAATTCAAAACTTAATTGATTACGCGGTAGGTTTATTTGAAAACCCATCGCTTGAAGAAATATTAGCTCTTATTGCTCGTATTTGTGCAATGGCTACTGGTTTGGAACAGCTATTTAAGAAGCTTAAAGATCCATTAACAGATTTCCAAGACAGATATCAAGAAGTATTCAACACTTTATCAAATGCATCAAATCGTGTTACTGGTGAAGCTATTAGAGCAGGCGCAATTCGACCAACCGAAGAAGTGAGACAAAGAGAAATAAATAGAGCTAGAGAACGACAAACCGCTGCAGGAAATCCAAACGCAGTTGAGCCTCAAGAAGTAGCTGGATTGCCTACATGGGAAATGATTAAAGACAATAATCATCCTTTAATTAGAATCCAGGGTGGTTGGACTACAAGAATGAGACCAGCTTCAGAAGGTTGGACTCGAATGGCACCGCAAGTCAGAGTAATGATAATGAGATTACAAAGACGAGCAGCAGAAGAAGGAATTATTAACGGTCCATTGATACTAAACAGTGGATTTAGAAGTCAACAGTATAATGATTTATTGAGATCAGAAGGAGTCGGAGCGGCTAAAAACTCGCAGCATTTAAATGGGAATGCAGCAGATTTAACTTGGAGCGGTTTTAGATCTAGAGGAGATAACCTACTTAGGTTCGTAGCTTTAGCAAGAGAAGTTGGATTTAGAGGCATAGGATATTATAATAGTTTTGTTCATGTAGATATTGGCCCAACAAGGTCTTGGGATAGAAGATAAAAGAGAATAAGATATGACATCAGTACTATTTACGCCTAAGAGCAAAAAGATTACGATTTATCAAGATTTTAAAAAGGATCTTGAAATCAGTCCTTTGTCGCAAGATTTAACTGTTTTTAAAGATGAAGATGCAGTAAAAGAATCAATTAAGAATTTAATTCTTACTGATCGCGGCGAAAGATTAATGCAGCCCGACTTGGGTGGTAATATATCTGCTATGCTATTTGAAAACATAACACCTGCCACTCTTAAATTAATTGAAGATCAGGTAAGAACTACTATACAACTATACGAGCCAAGAGCAGAACTACAAAACGTGGCCGTAACTTCAAACATTGACGACAACGTCGTTAAAGTTAAAATTACTTTTTATATCAAGAATGTTGAACAGCCGATAGATCTTGATGTATTCTTAGAGAGGACTAGGTAAATGGCTAAGCTAAATATTTCAGAATTAGACTTTGAGTCAATTAAGACTCAGTTTAAGCAATATCTGACGAGCCAAACACAATTCAAAGATTATAACTTTGAAGGATCTAATATGAGTGTATTCTTGGATGTGTTAGCATATAACACTTTCCAAAATAACTTTTATGCCAACATGGCAATCAATGAGATGTTCCTCGACTCGGCTGTTCTTAAAAACTCGGTTATGTCTCATGCGAAAGAGCTCAATTATCTTCCTCGATCTAGAAAATCTGCTCGTGCTGTTGTAAGAGTTACTATTGTAGATAATGCAATTTCAGGACAAACAGTTACCATTCCTGCTTATTCTCAGTTTACCACTACATTCCAAGGCACTCAGTTTGATTTCGTAACAAATGCAACTTTCGTGGCTAGAAAAACTGCTCCTGGAACTTTCGTTGCTGACAACGTTGAAATCTTTGAAGGTCAAATGCTAGCTTCATTTGAAAGAGAAGGTTACTTTATTGGTGATGATGGAGTTTTGAGAGTGATCCTCTCAAACGAAAATGCAGATACAGATTCAATTGAAGTATTCGTTGATGCTGAAGCCACTGACAACGAAAATGTATTTTTAAGAAGAAACGATATTTTTGGAGTTGGAGCGACAGATAAAGTATTCTACGTAGAACCATACTACGATGGTCGTTATGTTATTTACTTTGGTAATAATAAATTTGGTCTACAACCTGAAGCTTTCGAAGATATTCGTGTAAGATACAGAATTACGTCTGGCGCTGAAGCAAACGGAGCTTTCGCGTTTAGTTTACAGCTTACATCATCTACGGCTACTGCTACTGTTGAAACAATACAAAATGCTGCTGGTGGTGCTGAAAGAGAATCATTAGAAAGCATTAGATATTTTGCTCCTAAGTCTTTACAAATTCAAGAACGTGCTGTTACTACAAAAGATTATGAGGTCTTGCTTCAAACTCAATTCCCAGAAATTAAAGCTATTTCTGCTTATGGCGGTGAAGAATTAAATCCACCACAATTCGGTAAAGTAGCAATTTCAGTTTATCTTGGCGAAGGTAGGGAAGGTCTATCTGGTACTTTATCAAGCGCATATATTGCTTATTTAGAAGATAAATCTCCTATTGCGGTTGAACCAATCTTTATTGATTCTGAGTTTATGTATGGTTGTGTTAATGTTGATTCTTATTTTGATCCTAAGATAACTAAAAAATCTTCTGGTCAAATAGAACAATTAATTAGAAGTGCGATTCAGAAGTATAACACAGATAGCCTAGACAACTTTGATGTTACTCTTAGACTATCAAAGCTTGCCAATGTAATTGATGAATCTGATTTAGCTATTGTAAGTAGTGAAGTCACGGTTTGTCCTTATGTTGTATATAGTCCAGATACTAATGTTGTTGAAAGTCCATCATTTAAATTTTATGCTAAACTAGTCAAACCTTATCCATTTAATGTTGAAAAAGGATTTACTGATTATAAGCCTGCAGTACAAAGCAGCGTGTTTACATATAACAATGTTGAAGCATTTTTTCAAGATGATGGTTTAGGAAATATTCAAATCGTTACTTCTGACTTAGTGAATCCACAAGTAATTAAACCAATTGCTGGTAACATAAATTATCAAACAGGCGAAATCAACTTAACTGGTTTCCAAGTAGATGCTTATCAAGGTTCTGGAATTAGAGTTATGGTAACAACAGCTCTTGATGACATTAAAGCTCCTGCTGGTAGAATTTTCTTAATAAATGATGATGACGTAACAGTTACTATGAATGAGGTCAGATAATGGCTGATAATCAGGTCACGCTCGTAGAAAAAAATATTTCATTTAAGATTGCCCAGCAGTTCCCTGCTTACTATAGAGAGCAAGGACCTGAATTGGTGGCAATGGTTGAGCATTATTATAAGTTCGTAGAATCTCAACCTAACATGGGCGTGTACAATACTCGAAGAATGTTTGAATATCGCGATATCGGTACAACACTCTCTGAGATGATAGTTTTCTTTAAAAAGAAATATATGGCAGACTTGCCAGCTATTACTGATGACCAAACAATAAGATTCGTAATTAGAAATATCATGGACCTTTACAGACGTAAAGGTACAGAAGCCGGTATTCAATTATTCTTTAGAATGTTCTTTGAAGAAGATGCTCATGTTAAATACCCAGCTAAATATATGTTTAAGCCTTCTGATTCTAATTGGAAAACTGGTACTTATTTACAAATGTATCAAAACAATGGAATCTTTAAAAATAGAGAAGAAACAAAAACATATGGCTATATAGATCTACTCAGTAAAAATATTATTGGTTCTATTTCAAAAGCAAAAGCTATTGTTGATAAAATTAACTTCGTTTATTTAAGCGGAACTCTTACACCTATTATTTACATCACAAATCCAAGAGGCAAATTTATTAAATACGATGATATTCTTGCACGTATTGATGGAGAAGATATTGCTTTTGGTAAATTAAATGGTTCTGCAGATTCTCTAATCATTGATTTAGAATATGGTGGAACTACAGGAAATAAAATTGGTGATATTTTAGGAATAGAATCAGAGTATGGTAAAGGTGGTAAAGCAATTGTTACTGGTCTTCAAGATGAATTCACTGGTACAGTAAACTATACACTAGAAAATGGTGGTTTTGGTTATACAATTGATAATACAAAAATCTTAGTTTCAAATCAAGTTATTATTCTAGATAACTCTAATTTTATTTTTGAAGAATTAGAAGTTTTAACTGATACTGCTGGAAATCAAGGTACGGTAATCGGACAAAACTCTTCAGCTGTTGGTATTAAAATGGAGCCTGGCGACGAGTTTAATATCAATAGAGATATTTCTACAAATAGAGCATCTGGTAATTTCACTCTTACTAAATACGACCAAAACACTCAAACAGGAGAAATATTCGGTGTATCGGTATTAAATGGTTCTTCACCAGGCCCACTATATGCTAATACCGGAGATCCAACACACGCTAAAGTAGAAGCACTTACTAATATTGAAACTGTAACTTTGATTACAGACATTGTTGCTCCTTTCGTGAGTGTTCCTCTTAATTCTAGTAACTTTAACACTGTTCCACCTGCAACTCAGCCTATGTCTGGAAGTGCAGATCCAGTAACTCTAGCAACTCCATTGAATCAAGCATTCGATTTAACTCCATTTGAAATTGGCACTATTGAATCTTTTGAAAATTTAAACCCAGGCGAAGATTATGTTAATGATACTTTTGTTCTAGTAAGAGATGAACAAATGTTAGCATTTGAGAGATTCCCTCAAGTACTACTCATAGATAATTATAGTGCTTCATTCTCTGTTGGCGATACTGTTACCCAAGCTTTAACTGGAACTACTGGTGTTATTACAAAAGTAGACAACGATATCCAAGGTATATATGTTCTTCCTTTCAGTTATTATGGTTTTAAAACTGGTCTAGGAGATTTTATTAATCACAAAGGAAACAATTACGATATCCTGGCGGTTGAAAGAGATTACAGCGCTAAAAGATATGGAGAAAATGCTAAGCTTCTTTCTGAAACATTATTCTCAACTGGTAGAATTGCTGAAGCAGAAATTAGAGATTCTGGTTTTGGATACATCGACAACGACGTTGTATACCTAATCAATGACGATGGCGAAAGACAAGCAAAAGCCATACTAAGAGCAAATTCACAAGGTATTACTGCAGGATTTTGGAGTAGCCAATCGTCTCATTTGAATGGATATTGGAATAACCCAGATAGCCACACCTTTGAGTATTATGATTCTAAGATGAAAGTTCAAGATAGCGATTACTATCAAGAATATTCTTATGAGATTCAATCAACTGTTTCTGTACCTAAGTACGAAAAAGTTTTAAAAGATACTATGCATCTTGCCGGAACTAAAATGTTTGGCAACTTTGTTTATAATAAACTTACTGGTCCAACTATGACTCATAAATTCCAGTTGAGAGTGAAAGATGATTATGTTATTGGTGGTTCACCTATTGTTGGTCCAAATCAAGATATTGGAGATCAAACAGTTAGAGCCGATACGGTTATCTACTCAGTAGATTCAATTAATATCACTAGTGACAATGGAACCATTTAAGATAAATAACTATAAAAATTAACAGGAGCACGACCAAACATGGCAAAGCAAGTAATTAACTACGGCCAAGAAGCCAACGACGGTACCGGAGACGCGCTGAGAACTGCCATGATTAAGATCGTTGCCAACTTTGACGAGTTGTACGACGGACAGTTTTCAGGAGATTATGCAGACCTAAGTAACAAACCAACTTCTATTACAAGTTTTGGAATTACTGATGGTGCTAATGGTCAAGTACTTTCAACAAATGGAAGTGGTACGTTTACTTTTATAAATCCTCCAGCATCATACACTAACGCAAGTGTAGACACTCATTTAAATACAAGTTCTGCAGCTAATAATCAAATTCTATCTTGGAATGGTACCGATTACGCATGGGTAAATGATTCAATTGGCTCAGGCTCTGGTGGGTTATCAAATAATGAAATTTTAGATCTTGTTACTGGATCTAATCTCGACATGGGCACCAACAAAATTATTAATGTTGGTACACCAACGGCTAATACAGACGTTACAACAAAACTATATGTTGATACTGCAGTTGCAAGCGCAGGTGGTGGCTCATCTTTGCAATCAAGAGTTACTAAATCTGTTACAGCTTCAAGCTTAGCAAATAACGGAACTTCCAATAGCATTATTGATGGATTTAAAGGATACAATCTTTATTCTATTCAAACTTCTCATGCTGCTTGGGTAAGGCTTTATATTAGTACATCAGCAAGAACAGCAGATGCTTCAAGAGTTCAAACATCAGATCCAGCACCAGACGCAGGTGTTATTGCTGAAGTTATTACAGCCGGTGCAGAAACTGTTAAATTTGGACCTGCTATAGCTGGTTACACAGATGATGGAAGCACTTCAATTGTAGCAGCTATCACTAACTTGTCAGGCGCGACTAATAACGTTCAAGTAACTCTAACACTTCTACAATTAGAGGCTTAAAATGGAATTACAAGAATGGATTGTTACTCTTCATAGAAAAGAAGATTTAAATTCTTTTTATGAAGATATGGAAACACCAGGTGGCAATCTGTTTATCCCAGATAGAGCTGTTGATGTTGAAAAAAGAAGAACGATCAGCCGCAATACTCATTATATGTTAACTTACGATGAGGCTCAGCTTCTCAAAGCTGATGATAGAGTGTGGGATGTAGAATTAGCAGAACTTGTTGACATTACTATCAGGCCTATGTATAAAATTAATCAGGCCGAGTTTTCAAAATCTTGGTTTGGTGATGTGAACGACGTTAACTGGGGATTGCTTCGCCATTCAGAAGAATTAAATAGAAGTAACTGGGGTGATGATGGTACTTCACAATATGTATCAGATCTATCAGTCACTGCTTCTGGTAAGCACGTAGATGTTGTAATTGTTGATGGGCATATTGATCCGGCCCACCCAGAGTTTGCAGTAAATCCAGATGGCTCTGGAGGTTCTAGGGTTATTCAATATAATTGGTTTCAAAACAATATTGGCCAAGGTACTGGAACTTATGTATATGACAGATCTGGATCTTATACGAATTCTGCTGATGCAACTGATAACGACCATGGATGCCATTGTGCAGGAACGGTAGCTGGTAACACACAAGGATGGGCTAGAGACGCTAACATATATAACATTAGTCCATACAGCACTAATCCTAGCTGGGGTTCAGTGGGCTACAGTTCAACAACAATGTGGGATTATATTCGTGCTTGGCATAATGGTAAGTCAATAAATCCAGTAACAGGTAGAAAAAATCCAACAGTTACAAATAATAGCTATGGATCTTCTATTACAGTTGGCCAAAACGGTTTTGGCAATATTACAAGAATTAATTATAGAGGAACGGATTTTAATCCTGGAAGAGACCTCACAGTAGCTGAATTACAAGCTAGAGGTTGTTATGCGACAGCTGTAAACAATTTTGCTTTTCCAAATTACTTTACTTCAAGAGTAGCAGACCTGCAAGACGCTATTGATGATGGAATAATTATTGTTGCTTCTGCTGGTAATGACTATTGGAAAACCACTCAAAGTGGTGATCAAGATTATAATAATCTAGCTTATTTAACTTATTCCGGATTTACTTATAATTTTTATTTCCATAGAGGAACAGGATCAGGCGCAGGTTATCCACCAATCATTAACGTCGGTGCTTTAAGCAATGATAGTAATGAAGATAAAACTGGATTTAGTTGTTGCGGAAATGCTGTAGATGTTTTTGCTGCTGGTGAAGCTATTCAAAGTTCTTTACATACAGCAGCAGGTCAACTTGGTAGCTCAAGGATAGATCAAAGAGATAATAGTTATTATCTTGGTAAATATCAGGGAACAAGTATGGCGGGGCCTCAAGTTGCTGGTGTTGTAGCTATATTAGCAGAAGCTTGGCCGAATATGACTCAAACAGAAGCTCACGCGTGGGTTGTTGATAACGCAGTTGACGGAGAAATGTTTGACACTGGAGCAGACGATCCTATGGATCTTCAAAGCTTACAAGGAGCTCCAAATAAAATACTAAGATGGATTAACCAAAGATCTGTTTCTGGAAATGCGTTTCCTACAAAGAACTTTAGACCACGTCCATCAACTGGCGCAACTTATCCACGTCCGCGAATTCGTAAGCGCGGCTAAACCTATTATAAATATTAAAAAAACCAAGGTGTGAAATGGCAGAAGTCTTAACAACAAAACTAAAGAATGATACTTTAAGACTGTTCCACGAGGATATTCTTAGTAATGAATTTTACTTTACGGTTTCATCTATTGCTTTAGATGAGCTTTCAACCGTTGATGCCGAAAATTCGCAGTTTAGTAAAAATGAATTTAAAGAAAATATTCTTTTTGGTAAAAAAGTATTTGAATCTGATATTAAATTCATGATTAAATATTACCCTTGGCAGAAAGATACTGTGTACACTCAGTATGATGATAAAGTAGATTTAGAAGGCAAAAACTTTTACGCAGTTGTTGGTCCTACTAACAACGATTCTGGCGATTATAGAGTTTACAAATGTTTAAACAACAATAACGGCGCTACTTCTACAGTTCCACCAAACTATAATGCTGAAACTGACAGACAGATTTATAGCATGCCAGATGGATACGTTTGGAAGTTTATGTACTATGTAACAGAACAACAGTTTGAAGCCTATAATGCTGTTGGTTTTATACCTCTAATCGAGCCTTTTGAAATTAATCCAGATCCAGCAGCAGATGCTAACAATGTAATTACTGGTTCAGAAGTAAGTACTATTTTTGTTGAGAATTATATTGATAATAATGGATACCCATATGTAGAAAATGGTATTATTGCAGGCCCTCCAGGAAACGATGGAACACTCCTATTAAGAAATGATTTCTTATCAGAAATTAATAACTACTATTCTGGGATGACTATCTTCATAACTATTGCAAATAGCCAAGAATCAAAATCATATGAAATTGATACCTATACTTGGGACAGTGGAGCCGATAGAGGAAGAATAAAAGTAATTGGAGATCCAAAAGGCGACGGAGTTATTATCAACTCAAGCTTTAAAATAGTTCCAACAATTAAAATTAAAGGCGATGGTTCTGGTGCAACTGCAATTCCAAACCTTGTTGATGGTACAATAAAAACAATTGAAATCATAGACAATGGCCAGAACTATAATAGCATAGAAGCAGAGGTCACAGATCCAACATTTGATTTTGATCCTGATGATCCTAATTCAATCGACGTGAGAGCAGTTTTAAGACCAATTCTCTCTCCGATTGGTGGACATAATTTTAACTTAATCGATGAATTACATTGCCGTCACGTATTACTTTACGCTTACATTACAGAAACAGATAACAACAACATCGGTAGATCTAATACTTATTCTGCGGTTGGCGTTCTTAAAAATCCTGTATTTACTGCAGATCCAGAAACTGCAAACACAGCATCTCCTGGAGTATTTGATAATAGAATTGCAGTAACAACTAATGACAATGGAAAAGTAACTGTAAACTCTTTAGTGAAACAAGTTGACGTGAACAATAATGTACTCTTT